TGTAGCATTAACTGATACCGTACAATGTAATGCTGTAAACGGAAAACCCAGTCTTCCGAATGTACTTTATATTCCTCTAGGGTTCTTCTATACTCGTAACCCTGGTGCCGCGCTTCCTCTAATTGCTCTCCAGTACCACGAAGTAAAGATTAATATTCTGTGGAATGATGCCCAACACATTGCTGGAAATTTTACACTCGCATCAAAGACACCCCAGCCTGTTCAAGCTGCTATCTATATTGACTACATTTACCTTGATACGGAAGAGCGTCGCCGCATGGCCCAGGAGAGTCACGAGTATTTAATTGAGCAGACTCAATACAACGAAGATAAGGGTATTTCATCTTACAATAATCGTATTGATCTAACTTTTAACCACCCTGTAAAGGAGCTAGTATGGGTCGTACAGCCGACTTATTACAATAATTGCAGCCAAGCGACAGCAAAGTCAGAAACACGTCTCAAACCATTCACGTACGATTCGGCTGCAGTTTTTAAACAGCATTTACAGATCAATGGCCAGGACCGTTTAGATGCTCGTTTTGGAGATTACTTTAATAAAGTTCAAGTATATCAACACCACACAGGTCCAGCTATATATCAGCCGGGTATTTACGTGTATTCGTTTGCGCTCAAGCCCGAAGAGCATCAGCCGTCCGGTACATGCAACTTCTCTCGCATCGATACCGCTACAATTGCGATGGAAATGAGCGGAGGTGTGACAATTAATGAACAAACCGACGACACCTGGGATGTGCGCGTCTATGCCGTAAACTACAACATTCTACGCATTATGAGTGGGATGGCTGGTCTTGCTTACAGCAACTAGTAACCTATTTCGTTACTTGTTTGAGTTTTTCAAGATATAAAATAGCATCCATCAGTTCTTCTTGCGTGTGTTGAACCCATTGCAAAAAAGATAGATCATTGCGATCTAACGTAGTTCCATATTTCTTTTGACCAAATTCAGCTCTCTTTTGAAACGCAGATATAACAGCGTTTACTACGCTATCATATTTGGGTTGTTCCATTTAAAATTTATCAGTTAGTTGTATCAAAATTAGTTTACCACTCCATCATTACATCTTCCATCTTGCACTGACCTGTATCTTCATCTTGCGATACGGCAATATTAGCAGCTTTCAAATCCGAATCAAAGACTGACATATCCTCTTCGGCTCCTTCAGGTAGCTTGGTCTCATCTACAAGAATATCTACAAATCCTGTACCACAAGGAGGTTTCTGACCGAACATAATGTTTGCAGACACACCCTTCATCTTATCAAAATCAGCAGAGATAGCTGCATCAAACAGAATTTGAGACGTCTCCTCGAATGATGACTTCGCAAGTACACCATTATTGCTCTTCTTCATACCGAAACGATCAACAGTTACTAGGTATCCGGGATACGTCATTACATCAATAAGTGTGATCATGTGGTGGTAGTTAACATATTCAGCAGTAAAGACTTCCATAAATTCACGATAGAGAGCAAGACGCGCTGTCTCAATTCCAAAGACATCAATAATTTCGTGAAGATCATTCGAGAATGACCGAAGCGAGTCTACACCATCAACTGTAGCAAGATCGAGTAGATTTGTACCATCTACATCTAGAACAATTTGTTTCATTGGAACATAACCTCCGACTTTATCATCATAAATCAGTTCCTTATTGTTATCGCGACGGTAGACACGACCAATGTTATTAACACCGGTCAATACAGTATCGAGCAACTTCTCCTCGATGAATCGAAGAGACAGAGAATTCTTTACTGTGTCAGGTAGGAATGCAATACGCATAGCAAGCTTGTCAGGTGAATTTGTATCGGTATACACACACTCGAATACACGTAGAACCTTATTGTTATTGATCTTGGTTGCAATCATGTTCATATCAATCACGTTTCGCGCAGCCATCTCACGTCGATCAATTTCAAGGCGAATGATCCAAGGAGAGTTGCATGATGTTTGGTTGGTAACCGAGAACTTTTGGTACGTTTCTAGAATTTGGCGATCTTCCTCAACAGACGAATTCTTTGATGACGGATCAGGATCATAATAGATTCGAACTGATCGAGTAATATCACGAAGAGTTGTCTTTTGGATCTCCTTCATCTTATAGAACACTGCATTCTCTGACATAGCAATATCAGGACGTAGATAAATCACGTTAGACGGATTCTTGGGATTGTGTGATACAGACAACAGCTCGACAATTCGAGGAACACCTTGGGTGGCGTTCGCCTTAGCCGTTCCAGCAGAGTGGAATGTGTTCAATGTTAGTTGAGTAGTCGGTTCTCCTACAGACTGTGCAGCAAGAGTACCAACCATTTCTCCCGCGTGTACCTTTGCCTTCATGTATTTGAAACGAATATCCTTAAGAATTTCGTCAAACATAGACTGTGTAAGGCGCATCACAATGATTGACTTCTTAGGAGCAAGGTAGTAACGAAGTAAGATATGAAAGAGGTGATTCGGCTTAATCATAGGCTCCTCAGTTAGTTTATTAAGCTCAGCTACAACATACGCAGGAGTTAGATCAGTCTTTAGTGCATAGGGGTTCGTGTACTTTGAAAGTAGACGCTTGAGATGAACTGGAGCAGATACTTCTGTCTTTTTGATATAACGAAATACATCACGAACAAGTACATCGCGATCTGCAATAATTTGATCCATTAAATCGTCAATTTCGGGACCAGGATCAGAACTCATCACGGCTCGGAAGTCATCAACTGAAGCAGCAAACTCCTTGTATAGCTGTTCCATACTTGCGACACCAAGCTCAATGGGTTGATTCTCAATTGCAATACTATCAATTCCGTCACCGCCGTATACGAATTGGTAGATCGAACCGTTAATGTTACGAACTGTTCCATCATATTCCACGTGTAGATCCTCCATCATCTTCACTAGCTTACGTTGGATATAACCAGAGTCTGATGTCTTTACTGCAGTATCAATCAAACCCTCGCGTCCACCCATAGCGTGGAAGAAGAACTCAGCGGGACGTAGACCAGAGATAAAGCTGTTCTCTACAAATCCACGAGACTCGATACCGTGATCATAACGAGCGAAGTGAGGAAGTGTACGATCTTGCAACGTATACTTAATACGCTGACCAGCTACCATTTGCTGACCTAGTAGAGCCAACATCTGAGTAATATTCAAGTTAGAACCCTTTGCCTTAGAATCGACCATTTGAACCATTCGGTTATCTTTAGGAAGACTAACACCAACCTTTTCTTCAATCTTCGAGTTAATTTCTTTTAGTGCGTTCATGATCTTGTTCTCAAGCTCAGCACCATTTGAACGACCGGTACTATTTATGAATGTACCCGCATGAATGCTGGATACAATGTCAGCAACCTTCTGCTTACCTTCTTCTAGCGTTTTTGCTACAAATTCATACGTCTCTGCATTGGCGATCAAATCGGCAGCACCAACAGAGAATCCAGAGTACAAATTGTATTTAGTTACAATGCTCTGTACATCATTAATAAATTCACCAGCACGCTGAGGGCTGAAGTCATTGTAGAGAGCATGGATGATACCTTCAGATGTCTTTCCAAATGCGTCTTTACCAAGAACACCTTTTACGAATGTACCGTTATCAATTTTGATCTTTCCATCAAAACTCATGATTGGAAACACATTCGTCATAATTTCGTGACCCGTTAGAGGACTATTCTTGCGTACATATGAACCAAGCGGACGACGCATTCGAGCTAGCAAATTCATAGCAATGTATTCCGGAACACGAACATTAGGCTGTGTAATGCGGTATGAACCGGTTAGAGTATCTTGAAAGATTTGAATAATCGGTGAGTTAGTACGGGGACTGATGATCTGACGTAGAACAGAAGCAAGATACTTAAGTTCCATAGCTGCCGGAATTGATTGAGGAACGTGCATGTTCATCTCATCACCATCGAAATCGGCATTATAGGGACGAGTTGCAGAAACATTCAGACGAAATGTAGAATACGGTAGAACTCGAATGCGGTGGCACTCCATGGAAGCCTTGTGTAGAGAAGGCTGTCGGTTAAAGAGTACAACATCGCCATCAATTAGATGACGATGAACAACATCTCCATTTTTTAGATCAAGAAGTGACGTATTCATGTACTTCAGATGAACAGTTCGCTTTTCATCTGTAAAATATACCGACTTTGCTCCGGGATACGCTGCAGTACCATTGCGAATATAGGTCATCATACGATCACGATTAAATGATGTAACCATTTCAGGAAACGTCAAGTTCATCGCAATTTCCTCAGGAACACCAAGTTCATCCAGATCAATGTTAGCATCAGGAGTGATAACAGAACGCGCAGAGAAGTCTACACGCTTACCCATCAAGTTACCACGAACACGACCATTCTTTGCTCCAAGTCGTGACTTCAGAGTCTTGAGTGGACGGCCTGATCGCTGAGCCGCAGGAGGCAGTCCTTTGATATCATTATCTACATATGTAGCTACATCAAACTGTACAAGTTCAGTGTATTTGTCAATGATATCTGCAGAATCGCCCTTATCAATCTTGTCGCGTAGACGCTGATTGTTACGAACAATATCAATTAGTTTGTGTGTTAGATCGTCTTCCATCCGCTGATTATCCTCCATCACAACAGAAGGACGAACAGTTAGCGGAGGAACAAGTAGTACTGTACAAACCATCCACTCAGGACGACTGAACTTAGGATTAAAGCCGATAAGCTCAATGTGACGCTCAGTCATACGCTGAAAGCAACGTAGAACCATTTCACACTGCAATACGATCGGCTCGGCATCTTTCTCGTACGTGTGAGCCTGAAGCTTGGCAACCTTGCCTTCCATCTTATCTACCTTCTTTACAGCGGGAGACTTGCAGACTGAGCATACAGATGAATCTTTTAGTTTTGATTTGTAAGACGTCGTCTCTTCGCGCACCGTATTGAATCGTGTAATTCCAGTTGCGGTTTCGGCAATACGCTCAAGTTCATCATCTGGCAGATAAGGATTTGAGCAGTTGATGCAAACAATTCCCAAAATCTTCTGAATCTGCTCGATGAATTGATACAAATATACAGGTCGCGCTAGACGAATGTGTCCAAAGTGACCCGGACATAGTAGGTTAGTCTGCTTGCATGTAGGACAAACCTTACCATTCTCGATAACACCAAAACGAGAATCAAACACGCCACCGGGTACAGGCTGATTTACTGAGTACGTCTTATCAGTGATGACTTCGACTACACTTTTTGCTACAATTTCTTCCGGATTGGCAATGCCAAACTGGACGCCGATAATAGTATCGCCCATTCTTGTTATTTATAAGGATTGTCTCTATATTAGTCCGTTTTCAGCGAAGGCCTTTTGCTGTCTCAATCGTTAGCTTCCAAAATTCATCATCATTTAGCATTGCTCTCACAAGTGGCTTGGGAAACTTTTCTTCTAAATTTTCAGCCCATAGATCAAACTCGGGGCCGAGGCGCTGGTTAAATTTATCTTTGTTCTTAATTTTCAAAAGCTTATTGCGAGGAATGAGCTGTTGAAAAATAGCTTCTGCAAATTGCTGAGTCATGTACGGATTTTCACTCTCGTCCTTTATCTCGCGAAGTTTTTTATTCCACTCTTCCATTACAAAGAATGAAGCTAAAAACTATTCGGAAATCACACAAAAAAGAAAAGAAATGGGATGCTGTATTTGATATTGACGGTAAAGAGAAAATTGTTCCGTTTGGTCAGGCGGGTTATTCGGACTATACGAAACATAAAGACAAGACGCGGAGACAGCGTTATTTAAGTCGCCACTCTGGAATGGGTGAAAATTGGGAGAAGCCAGATACTGCAGGTGCACTTTCAAAGTGGATTTTGTGGAATAAGCCGTCGTTTCGAGCTTCAGTTGCAAGCTTTAAAAAGCATTTTAACTTGTAATCATTTAGATAGTATTGGATAATAAACTATGATGGGATGTCCGAGTGGTTAAGGAGCAGGTCTTAAGAACCTGTGGAGCAATCCGCGCGGGTTCGATCCCCGCTCCCATCATACGTTACTTAACGGTAACACTACAGTGAAGAAATCTCTCCACTCTAATGTTTTCCCACTTTGAAAATACATCCTTGCAATTCTGTTAAATGACTGAATGTACAAAAACATAACACTTCCGATGATAATAGGAGGCCATATATCCATTATGTGAACGATTGAATCAAAAGAACTCAAATTATACGTAAATTTCTGAAAACGGATTTGACCGTTTTTACACTGATATATCTCAACAAATACAAAATGCCTAACGTTACTAAGATCAGTGCTAAGCGCGAGGAGATGCTGACTGCGTCCATGGATGCGCATGAGCGTGCCACGGACGAGAAGTCCATGAAGCGCCACAAGGATGGCGTAAAGAAGTTTATCAATAATATTGAGGACTTTGACGAGAAGAAGCTGAAGCAGTACTTTGATGAGTACTGCTCTGATGACAATAACTTCGAGGAGATCGAGGTTGCTGAGAAGCCTAAGCGTACTCTCAGTGATAAGCAGAAGGAAGCGATGAGTGCTGGCCGTAAGGCTGCTAAGGCGGCCCGTGAGGCTGAAGCGGCTGAGAAGGCCGCAGAGTCCGAGAAGGAAGACAAGGCTGAAAAGCCTAAGAATGCCAAGGCGAAGAGTGCTAAGGCGTAAATTCACAAAAACGAATTTTTTATTGTTTCATTTTTAAATAGTAAAATGAATTGCAATAATCAAATCTACTGGAATGAAGGTATCAAGAATGCAATGATTGACTCTCGTTTAATCACTCGTTGGGAACTAGGGTTTCGTCGTTCCATATTTGAAAATGTTCAGGCAGTACTAGGTAACAAAGTGTACGACTTTGTTCCCGATTTGATTCAACTAGGAGAAGAGTTGATTACAGCTGAAGAGAAAGATGATGCTGAATTTGATAGAATGTGGAACGAAGATATTCCACTCTGTTAATTTCTCGAAAACGGATTTTATCTTTTTTAACCTAATTGTTACCAATACAAAATGTCTGACCTACTAACTCAGATCGCTAACGTCGAGATGCTGCTAACGTTTCTCAAGAGCCAGCTTCCGAAGGAGGAAGTGGCCGAGAAGCCCAAGAAGGAGACCAAGAAGACGACAACCAAGAAGGAGGAGAAGCCCAAGGCTGAACCTGTAGAGGAGAAGCCGAAGAAGGCTGAGACCAAGAAGGAGAAGAATCTAAACCGGTTCACTCCTGCAATGAAGACGGAACTTACAAAGGTTCTAAAGGCTCACGATGTTGAGCTAACCGAGGAGCTTCGCAAGGAGTTTATCGATCATATCAACGGCCTAGAGGCCGATGAGTACACTAAGGTGAATCTCACTGCTCACATGGAGGCTTTTGCGAAGAGCAAGGGTGCTCCTGAGGAGAAGCAGGAAGAGCCGCCTGCAAAGGTAGGTGGTTCTCAGTTCGCAGGACATAATGATCCACCGGATCTGAATAAGCTGTCCAATGCGCACAGCTACGATCTATCCAAGATGATCAAGTATGTCAGCAGTGACAATCTTGAGGAGATGAAGAAGACTGAAATTCTTAAGCCGGTTGGCAATGGAAATTACTGGCACGCCAAGAGTGGCATGTGGTATTTTGAGAATGGTGACGAAGATGTAAATGATATTGAGTTCGACGGAAAGACTTATGGAGTCAATTCTGTTAACAAGCGTGTTTATCAGACGACGGACGATAAGGATCTCTTTGTGGGATTCGTAGGAGTCGGTCAGTTCAAGAAGATGAAGGTTTAAGTATATAAAGAACGCCAAATTTCTTTCTCTTTTTTATCAATATCCGTCAATAGTACTTGAGCAACATTTCTATCGATTGTCAGTGGAAACTTTACTTTCATGTAAAAACAGTATTCTTTCATACTCTCATCATCTGCTACTCGTAACATATTGAGTCGCGTCATCATAGTTTCAACTGTGCGAATTAAATGACGAACACCTTTTTCGTCAACAGAGTGGTCAAGAATCAGAAGAGTAATTGCCGAATCATCAAGAATAACATCGTCTTCTTTAAACTTTAATCGTTTAACAATTTGAGGCCAGATGTGTTCTTTTAGGATTACACGTTTATCAGTTTCATTATATCCGGCACAATTGATTACATTCATACGATCACGCAAGATAGGATGAACTTTATCAATATCGTTAAATGAAAACACAAATAAACACTGAGACACGTCGAAATCAATACCAGAAAAATAACGATCGTGAAACTGTGTATTCTGAGAACGATCGGTTAAGTGG